AATCTCGGTGGTCGCTGCGGGTATATCCAACCCGCGGTCGAAGTTGAAAAGGGTCTTCTTGGTTTGGATGTCTTGAATCCAGAGCTTCGAAATCTTGGTGCGTCCGAGTTCGTAGTCTTCGCTCTCTGCGTGCTCGGCGAAGACCAGGGCTTCGAAGCGAACCGCGTTGTTGATCTTGCCTCGTACCCAAGCACCTCCGCTGGAGGTTCGCTTTTCGATCTTGGTGATCACCAGGTCGAGGTCCGTTACGTCAATCTTTTCGTTGGCCATGTTTGTTTCTCCGTGTTGGAAAGGGTGGTGCTTCGTTTGGCGTTAACACACATGAGCCATGCGGTTTGCCGCACAGCAAGCAGGATTCGCATTCATTTCAAAAAATGTTTTCAGGTTTCCAAAACATGGGGTAACACTTGCCCATTTCCGGGCGAGCCTCGTGAAACATCGAGCTATTTAGTTGTTGCGGGCCACATCCCAAGCGCGCTTGGTCCCGTACCCGAGCTGCTGGCCTTCGACGATGAAGAGAACCGAGTCCTCGGACACATCGTCGCTGTCGTCGTCATCATCCCCGTCCTCGTCGTCTTGGTAGTCATTGATCTCGGCCCCCGATGCCAAGCCGTAGATCGAGTTCTCGAAGGGCCAGTTCTGCTGGGTCATCAACCGGACCTCGGCATCGCCACCGATCTCATCGCGGTATTCTTCGAGGCGTGCGATCAATTCATCGATTGTCATGTTTGTCTCTCCCGTATTGGTACAAATGGATGTCTGTTGGGCGTTGTCATTAATCAGCCATGCCGATCAAGTGATTGCAAGCCAATCAGGTTCGAATTTAGGGATGATTCAAAGAAAGGTTCCCCATGCCAACAAACCAACGACGTTTGCATGTGTCACGCATTGCAGCATGCTTGGGGTATTACTAAGCCATATCGAAGAAAGACGTTTTGTGGGGCACCGGTGCGATATGTTTGGAAGAATCGTGCCAGTAATGGACAACACCGCCTCTGCTCAGGCGGTGTCGTAGAGGTGTGTTTGGATCTAAGCCGCTTGGTCGTATTTCTTGGCCATCTCAAGGAGCTTGTTCTTGATCGTTTTCCATTCGCGTGCGGTCTCGCCGGTGATCTCACCGAAGATCTTGTTGCGAAGCTCACCCTTGTACCAACCTTTGGTCCATCCGAGCCGGTAGAAGAGTCGGTTAAGTTCCGTTTCGCCCAGGCCGGCCCCGGGTCGATCCCAGCAACTCTTGGTTCCATCTTTCTTGGCGTAGTCCCAATCGGCGCATCGTTTGGTGTTCATCGCGAGCTCTGCCAACCCCAGGACCATCATCAGGTATCCGACCACCTTGGTCTTGTTGAGCGTTCCGGCGAAAGCCCGGAATTCGATTCGGTTCTTACCCGCTGCCAGGTGGGTGAGGTTCAGCAGGTGGTAGCGATCCGCTTCGCATCGGTTCTTGGCGGCATCTTTGTCACCGTATTGTTTGATCCGTTTGGTGTAGACCGTTTGTTCTCGCCGGCGTGTTCCGGTGCTTGCGAAAATCGCTTTTTCGTGGTTGCCGACCAGGGAAATCAATCTGGCCAAGGCCGCTGCGTCGCCATTCCATTCGATCGTTATGTGCAATCCGCAGCTTGCGTTAACTCGTGCGCCGTGCTCGTTGATCTTGTCGATCGCGTCTTCGATCTGTTTGAGGCCTTCGTATCCCTTGAGCTTGGGGCTTACGAATTCGCATCCCTTGCGGTTGGGTGTTTCTGGTTTGATACTCGCGTCGCGTTCTGCTCGCCATCCGGTTGGCAACCAAGGTACTTGGTGTCCGTGGTGGTAGGGTCCGATCGGTGTGGTGTCGCTGTTTGGCAGGGTGGTCTCGAATTCGATTCCGAAAGCAATCTCGTTAGCGTTCATCTGCGTCTCTCCGTTTGGGTTGGGTTGGTCTGTAGTTTGCAATCGCCATTGCGTTTGCGTGTGACACATTCAGCCCTGCGGTTCGAAACACATCCAGCCGATAAAGCATGCTTTTCGCAGTCTTTTTGCATGTTTTCCGGTGTCCCCACAAACGCCACGGTTGGGCCCGTGTGGGGTGCAAAACACATGTGCCCAAGGGGCCGAACATCGAAACAAGTCGCACCGGTGGGGCACGTTTTGGCCACGGTGCGAAACGTCTATGAAGGGAGCCTGGCATGAGTAACGGAAAGAGTCCGATCGATCCGAATCGATTGACCGTCGAACAAGCGTCGAAACTCCTCTCCGCAGCGGCCAAGATCCGCATTCCCGAGGAGCAGATCGCAGAAGACCTTGAATTGGGTGCGCCCCAAAACAAGGATGGCACGATCAGCTTGGTCGCCTACGCAGCCTGGATGCTCAAGGAGATGTCTCGTGGCGAGTGATCCAAGAAAGCTAAAGCCGAGCGAGCTATGCCGACTTCTGAACTCAACACCGATCGGCGAGGTCCTCTCCGATCGACAACTCCATCGTCATCGGATGCGAGCCGGCAATCGCATCGGCGATGGCAAGCATGTCGATCTACTTCGGTACATCGCGTGGCTTGTGCAAGAAAAGCATGCACCACGCAAAGAGAGCGATGGCGATCCGTATGAGCGGATGAAAGAAAATGCGCGCGCTCGAAATGCAGCGATGGCCCTTGCTGGTCGCGATATCGGCGAGCTACCTGCGATCGTCGATCCGGATCGCAAGGCACGAGCCAAGACCGACTTTCGATTCTTCTGCGAAGCCTACTTCCCGCAAACATTCCATTTGCCATGGTCTCCGGATCACTTAAAGGTCATCGGTCGGATCGAGCAAGCCGTTCTTCGAGGTGGACTGTTCTCGATGGCAATGCCTCGCGGTAGTGGCAAAACCAGCGTCTGCGAATGCGCTTGCATTTGGGCGGTGCTCAATGGTCATAGGGAGTTCGTCTGTCTCATTGGTAGCGATGAAGGCCATGCATGCGATATGCTCGAATCGATCAAGACCGAGCTTGATGGTAACGATCTGCTCTTGGCCGACTATCCTGAGGTGGTGTTTCCGATCCAAGCCCTCGATGGGATCGCCAACCGCTGCAATGGACAACTCTACAAAGGAGAGCGAACTCACATCGGCTGGACAGCCAAAGAGGTAGTGCTACCGACGATCGAAGGTAGTCCAGCCTCGGGTGCGATCATCAAGGTTGCTGGTATCACCGGTCGGATTCGAGGAATGAAGTACAAACGGGCCGACGGTAAATCTGCTCGGCCCACTTTGGTTGTGATCGATGATCCTCAGACGGACGAGTCGGCAAGGTCGCTTTCCCAGTGCGCGACACGAGAGAGTATTCTCGCCGGCGCGATTCTTGGTCTGGCCGGTCCGGGCAAAAAAATCTCCGGGATCATGCCCTGCACGGTCATTAGGCCTGGGGACATGGCCGACAACATACTCTCCCGGGATCGCCATCCGGAGTGGAACGGGGAGAGAACCAAAATGGTTTATTCGTTCCCAATTAACGAGAAACTATGGCAACGCTACAGCGAGATCAGAGCCGAGAGTCTCCGTAACCGTGGGGACATCGAACTGGCGACGGCATTCTACGAGGAGAACCGTGAGGACATGGACCTCGATGCCGTGGTCGCCTGGCCCGAGCGATTCAACTACGACGAGCGTTCTGCGATCCAACATGCGATGAACCTTAAGCTTCAAGACGAAGCAGCGTTCTTTGCAGAATACCAAAATGAACCATTGCCAGAGATCGATGCCCAAGATGATGAACTTACCGCAGAGCAGATCTCCGGAAAATTCAATCGGATGCAGCGCGGCGAGATCCCCATCGGTGTCAATCACCTGACGATGTTCGTTGACGTTCAAGCAACCTTGCTCTTCTACGTGGTGGCCGCCTGGGAATCGGACTTCACCGGATACATTGTTGACTATGGAACCTACCCCGACCAGCAGCGTCCATACTTTACACTTCGGGATGCTCGATCCTCTCTTGCTAGCGTTTCAGACTCGGTAGGCCTCGAAGGCGCGATTTACGCCGGCCTTGAGTCGCTGATCAATAAACAGATTTCGCGCGAATGGCAGCGAGACGATGGCGCTGCGATTCGGATCGAACGCTGTTTGATCGATGCCAACTGGGGATTATCAACCGATGTGATCTACCAGTTTTCCCGACAATCGCTTCACGCGGGAATCGTGATGCCAAGCCACGGTCGGTTTGTTGGAGCATCAAGCCAACCATTTTCCGAGTACAAACGCCGGCCCGGGGATCGCGTTGGTCACAACTGGCGAGTCCCTAATGTTCATGGAAAACGAGCAGTTCGTCACGTGGTGTTCGACACCAATTACTGGAAATCCTTCATTATGGCTCGCCTTGGTGTCTCCCTCGGTGATCGCGGAGCCCTGTCCCTATTCGGAGACACGTCCGAAACCCACAGACTCTTTGCCGAACATCTGACGGCCGAATACAGGATTAAAACCGAGGGGCGCGGTCGTAGTGTCGACGAATGGAAATCGCGCCCCGAGCGAGGAGACAACCACTGGTTTGATTGCGTGGTCGGCTGTGCTGTGGCTGCATCCATGCAGGGTGCATCCTTGAAGGAATTCTATGAGGTATCAAGTCAGAAAAAGTCTCGTGTAAGTTTCGCGGAAATCCAAAAGAAGAGGAATCGAAATGAAAAAGGCTGATAGGACTCGCGGGATCGTATGCAGCAAGTGTGGACATGAGACCCTTGAGGTCAAATACACTCGCAAGCGCGAAGCGAAAATCATGCGCATGCGGCAGTGTCCTAAGTGCAAACACCGTTTCCTGACACTTGAGAAAGTGGTCTTCGATACCGAGCCAAGGTCCATTGCAAACCGACCTAGCGAAAATTTATCCCCAACAAATTGATTGAGATTCAGAAGTCACGTTCCACTAATGGAACGACCTTTACCAAGCCCCCTATTTATCTCTATGCAGCGGTTTGGTTGCTGCTAAAACTTGCAAAGTCGAGCCAATCGACCGCGACCCAACCAAACACCGACCCACCCACCGACCAACCGACCCATTCTCACCCGGTTGCATCACTCTTTCGTGGGGGCTGTCCGCCATGGCAGACATTGAAGAATCCATTCGCACCAATGCGGAGGGTCCTGCCAAGGCCTCAGGCGACGCCGGAAGTGTTGAGCAACACAAACTGACCGACCAAATCGAAGCCGATCGCTACCTAGCCTCAAAACAAGCTGCGAAATCGAAGCGTCGTGGCTTGGTCTTCAACAAGATCGTACCACCGGGGGCCGAGTAACCGTGTTGAACTGGATTGCCAATTGGTTTTCACCGAGAGTTGTGCGGGGGCGCGAGCCAACTGTTCAACCTATAAAGCAGGCCGTACGCGCACGCTACGACGCTGCGGTGACAACCGACGATAATCGACGCCATTGGGCCAGTGCCGATGGGCTATCGCCCAACGCATCCAATAGCGCCGAGGTTCGGCGGATCCTTAGGAACCGTGCTCGGTATGAAACGGCCAACAACTCGTATGCTCGGGGGATAGTGCTGACCCTAGCGCATGACGTAGTGGGTACCGGCCCTCGCTTGCAGATGCTTACTGCCGACTCCGAAGCGAACCGTCGCATCGAGCATGCCTTCATGATGTGGGCAAAGGCCGTAAACCTTGCAGAGAAACTCCGCACGATGCGGATGGCACGCGCCACGGATGGCGAGGCATTTGCAGTCTTGGTGAACAACCCTCGGCTGAGTACGGAGGTTCAACTCGACCTTCGACTCATCGAGGCCGACCAGGTCACGACGCCCGATCTCGACAGACTCTCAACGAGTGCTGTCGATGGGATCGTATTTGATGCTGCCGGCAATCCTATTGAGTACCACATCCTTCGGAATCACCCAGGGGATGGATACTACTGGGGCAGAAGCGACTACGAGCAGATCCCTTCATCGTCGGTTGTCCATTGGTACCGTGTCGATCGACCAGGGCAGACGCGAGGCATCCCTGACATCATGCCGGCGCTACCGCTCTTTGCGCAGTTGCGAAGATTCACTTTAGCGGTTCTTGCTGCCGCTGAGACTGCAGCCGACTTTGCAGGGATCCTCTATACCGATGCACCTGCGAATGGGGAAGCCGACGCAGCAGAACCATTCGAACCTATCGAGCTTGAGAAGCGTGCATTGGTCACCATGCCAGGTGGATGGAAGATGGCTCAAATGCAGGCCGAACAGCCATCGACGTCATATAGGGAGTTTAAGCAAGAACTCTTAAACGAAATTGCGCGATGCTTAAGCATGCCTCAAAATATCTCTATGTGCAATAGTTCGCAATACAACTATGCATCAGGTCGCTTAGATCATCAGACATATTTTAAGGCGATCCGCGTAGATCAGTCGCATCTAGAGCGAGTGGTCTTGGATCGCATCCTTTCTGCATGGCTCGATGAAGCAGCACTTGTACCTGATTTGCTACCGGCAGGTCTAGGTCCATTTGCCCAATGGCCACATCAATGGTTCTGGGATGGCCATGAGCACGTCGATCCTGCCAAAGAAGCCAACGCACAAGCCACTCGGCTAGCAAGCCACACCACCACCTTGGCTGACGAGTATGCCAAGCGAGGTCAAGACTGGGAAGTTCAGCTTCGCCAGCGTGCTAGAGAGATCGCACTTATGTCTGAGCTTGGTTTAACTGCCGAGCAAGTTTCTCAAACTCCAATTCAGGATCCACAAGATGTCCAAGACGATGAAGTCCCCATCGGCGATTAAGGCCGAAGAGAATCGCAACCAACTGAGGTTAAGTGCAACGGCAGTGATCGATGTCGATGCATCGGCTGACGGTACATCAAGCGGTGTGCTCCCGCGCTTTCGGATGGTCGCATATACCGGTGGTCAAATGCGAGTCGCCGGATGGCGACACCCTGTGATCATCGACCTTGCTGGTCTTTCGATCCCATCGCAAGCGAGACCGATTCGATTCGGACACGATCCTCTTTCGGGTGTAGGTCATACCGATTCGATCCGAGTCGAGGCCGGCCAGCTTGTAGCCACCGGTGTGGTCTCGCGTGATACACCCGCTGCTCGTGAAGTGGTCGTCAGTTCAAAGAACGGATTTCCATGGCAGGCAAGCGTGGGGACTGGTGTGGATGAGTTTGAGTTCGTCAAGGAAGGCCAAAAGGTCACCGTCAACGGCAACCAATACAACGGTCCAGTGAACGTGATTCGAAGGTCCTCGCTTGGTGAAATCAGTTTCGTAGACCTTGGTGCCGACGGAGCCACCAGCGCGAGTGTCGCAGCTCAGGCATCAGCAACCTTTGGAGAAACCGAGATGGATCAGAGTCAAACTTCAAATCAAGACGACCAAGCCCCAGCTCCAACGACTCCGGTTGCTCCGGATCCAGTACCGGTCTTGGTTCCCCCGAATCCGGTTCCAGTCGAGCCGGTCACGAATCCTCCTGAGGGGATTAGCGAAGTCGAAGCCATGAGGGCGGCCCATGCTGCGGAACTCGAACGAATTGCTGGTATCCGAGCGATTTACAACGGAGTGCTTCCGCTAGTAGAAGCCCAAGCAATCCGCGAAGGATGGAACCTTGAGAAAGCTGAACTCATGAAGATCCGAATGATGCGACCCGAAGTTCCTGCGATCCATGTGCCGCAGAATACGATCAGCGCAAGCGTTCTGGAGGCTGCGTGCTTTATGAGTGCAGGTCTGATGAATTTCGAAGAGCATGTCCAAGAGCAATCCTTGGAAATCGCTGCTCGCAAATTCAAGGGAGGGATCGGTCTGCAAGAACTGTTGCTCGAGGCTGCTTGGGCCAACGGTTACACCGGGCGGACCTTCCGAGATCACCGCGAAGTGATGCGAGCAGCATTCGGAAATCGAGTGGAAGCTAGCTCGGTCAGTAATGTGGACATCGGTGGGATCCTCGCCAATGTTGCAAATAAGTTCCTGCTCGAAGGCTTCTTCACCGTCGAGCGAACCTGGAGAAACATTTGCGCGATTCGGAATGTTGTCGACTTCAAAACCGTGACCAGCTATCGACTGATCGGAAAGGATCAGTACGAGCTAGTGGCCCCTGGTGGTGAGATCAAGCATGGCAACCTTGGAAACGAAAGCTTCACCAACAGGGCTGATACCTACGGGTTGATGCTCGGTGTGGATCGCCGCGATTTCATCAATGATGACTTGGGAGCGATTACGACCGTGCCAAGGAAGCTTGGCCGGGGATCTGGCTTGAAGATCAACGATATATTCTGGACCACGTTCATGAATAACTCAGCATTCTTCGTTGCTGGAAACAAGAACTTCATCTCCGGTGCTGATACGGTTCTCACGATCGATGGGCTCACCAAGGCCGAAGTAGCCTATTACGACTTGGTGGATGCCGATGGTAAACCGATCGGCACCATGCCAACGATTTTGTTGGTCCCAACGGCTCTTTCGGCCATTGGCACCCAGCTCTACAAGTCGCTGGAGATGCGTGACAACACGGCAAGCGCAAGGATGCCTATCAATAATCCTCACGCAGGTAAGTTCCGTGTCGAGGTAAGTCGTTACCTCGGCAATTCAAACTACACCGGCAACTCGACCAAAGCTTGGTACTTGCTGTCGGATCCCAACGATCTTCCGCTGATCGAAGTTGCTTTCCTCAACGGCCAAGAAGCCCCAACGATTGAAACCGCTACGGCTGATTTCAATGTTCTTGGGGTACAGATGCGTGGCTACCACGACTTCGGTGTGGCTTTGCAAGACCCAAGAGCTGCAATCAAGAGCAAGGGTGAAGTGTAGTCGGCACTTTACTCATCTGTTTATTCGTCCAACTAAGTCAATCAGGAGAAACAGTCCATGCCTCAGGCAACCTTTATTCAGGATGGTAAGTACATCGACCACACTCCGGTATCTGCTCTGCAATCCGGGGAAGTGGTCGTCCAGGGTGATCTTGTCGGTGTGACGGTGCGCCCACTGGCTGCTGGTGAACTCGGTTCGCTGGCAGTCGACGGTGTTTTTGATTTCAACAAAAACACTGGTGTGGCGTTTACCGTCGGCACCATCTTGTATTGGGACGATACCAACAACGTCGTGACTGCCACGGCGACGGGTAACAAATCGATCGGCAAGGTGGTTAGGGCTGCAGCATCTGCAGATACGACCGTTCGGATGCGGATCAGTCAGTGACCTAGCGGTCGCTGCGTTGCTTTTTTCTGTTTTGCTTACGAGTACATTCCAAGGAGCCGTTATGAAAACGTATTCTTTAGCAAGCATGATTTGCATGCTTTTGTGTTTTGCATCGGTGCTTCATGGCCAAGACAGGGTATGCCCTGATGGGAAATGCCCAGCTGTGCAGTATTCAGGAACCGGATCGATCGTTCTGGATCCATTCACCGAAGAGTTCGCGATTGTAAGGAATCAGGCACGATCCAGAGCTCTGGCGGCATCAACGGATCGGTTTGATCAGGTCATCCGAGCAACCGTTCGAGTGACGGTAAGCAATGTCTGTGGAAGTGGCACCATCGTTGGTCGAACTTCCGAGGGCAATGCGATCGTACTTACCAACGCCCATGTGGCCGGTACAACGCGTGGCAGGATAGTTAACGTCGAGCGCTGGAATGCCAACGGTGTTTCGGAGCGGAGTACAGCAGCGATCATTGCGTCGGGATACGGTAAAGGGACCAGCGTGGATTTTGCACTACTCAAGTGCAATCTCGCGTTTGCAAAAGACGTCGATCCAATCCCCATCGCTGATCGCTACCCTAACACCGACTCGCTAATCACTACCTTCGGCTGTCCAAGATGCGAGTGGCCTAGTCTGCAGGTGCTGCGGCTAAACCGCAAAGAAGGCCAGCTTCTTTCCTGGAAACCCGAAGCGATAGGTGGCCGAAGCGGTTCGAGCATCGTCGATTACAGTGACGATGGCCCCCGAGTGGTTGGACTCCTTACATGGGCCGGTGGTGGCGAAGGCCTGGGCCAATCGACACCGTTCCTACTTAGCGCGATGCGAGGAAAACTTCCAGCGACACTCGAGGGACTCCCAGCGGGTGCTCGCGAGGTGAGTTGCCAGATCGAAGATAACCAGGAGATCGTCCAGGTTCCATCGACGATCTACGGAGAACCGATGCAGGTACCGCTAGGCTTTCTGGCCAAATCCGACACCCAAGAAGACTTGATCGATTCGATTGTGGATCGTCCAAGACTCAGGCCATCACCCCGTGAACCCGAAGACTCAGGGATCATCACCGATCGATTGCGGATCGGCCCACAGTGGACTCCGGGGGGGCTGATCGCCACTTCGGCAGGTTCGAGCATCGCCATTTTGCTTGGGTTGCAATACGGAATTCCGCTTGTGCTCCAGGCGATCCGCAACGCCAGAAAGCAACGTGGCAATGCGGTTCTCGATGACGAGCAGTTCAAAAAGCTCATGGAGCAGTACCAAAACCTGCTGAAGCTTTTGGAACAAAACAATCAGCCACCTACCAATCAGCCGCCCACCATTAAGTCCTAGGTGAAGCGATGCCAGACCTACTTCGCATGGGCCAAGCATGGCTTGCAAGCAAGCTCAAATCGCATGCATCAAGCACCGTGGTTTATGTGCGAGGTTCAAATCAAGTGAGCGTCCTGGCCACGATAGGTCGGACGCTGATGAAACTCGATGACGGTTACGGTGGAGTTCGGATGCAATGGACGGACCGTGATTTCCTCATCAACCCAGCCGATTTGGTTTTAGCTGGATCACTCATCACCCCTGAGCGTGGTGACACGATCCTCGAGACCGTTGGCACCAAAGTCTACAGCTATGAAGTCAACGCCCCAGGGGGAGAACCTGCCTGGCGATGGTCGGACCCTCATCGCAGCCTGTATCGAATCCACACCAAGGAAACTGGAATCGCATGATGCCCGCAAACATTGTCGCCATCGCAGATGCAATCACGGCAGAGCTAAACGGCAATGCGTTTAGTCAGCCATTTACTGCGCAGCGGCAGTATTTGCCCATCTACGACCTAAAGACCATGTCGGATTTGAAGGTGACGGTGGTTCCCAAAGGGCTTACAAGCTCTTCGCTAGATCGTTCGCGTGACAACTTTGATTACCAGATCGATGTCGGCATCCAAAAGAAAACCAAAAACCAGATTTCAACGATCGACGCTCTGATGCTCTTGGTTGAAGAAATCGGAGATTACTTTCGTGCACATCCGCTAGCAAGTTATCCAGGAGCTCGATTTATAAACGTCGAAAATACTCCGATTTACGCGCAGGACCATCTAGAAACGATGATGCAGTTTACTAGCGTCCTAACTCTTACCTATCGACTGGTGAGGTAAGCATGATCGACGTGAAAGTCACCACTAAAAAGTCATTCGACAAGGTGAAGAGCAAGGCTCAGCAAGGCAACTTCAAGAGCCTAGGCCATGCGGCGGCTTCGATTCGCTTGGTGGCTCGTCGCTCGATCAAACGTCGGCAGACTGCCTCGATGCCAGGGACACCTCCGAACACCCGTAAAGGTCAGCTTAAGAGAGCGATCGTCTATGCGATCGACAAGCAGCGGGGGGTCGCAACCATTGGTCCAGACATCTCGGTGGTCGGCACTGCCGGCAAAGCGCATGAGTTCGGGGGCAGGTTCCGCAAGGAACGATACCCCAAGCGACCCTTCATGGGACCAGCACTCGAGAAAGTCAAAGATCGATTACCCCCGATGTGGGCCAACAGCGTTCGTTAAGGAGTAACAAAATATGCCAGCCAAGCTTGGACTCGATGCAAAGCTCTATCGCAACACGGGGACTTATGCGGCACCCACCTGGGACATCATCGGCAACGTTAAGGATCTCACTTTGAATCTGGAAACCGGTGAGGCTGATGTTTCCACCCGCGCCAATAACGGTTGGCGAGCAACGGTAAGTACTCTTAAAGACGCCTCGCTTGAATTCGAGATGGTCTGGGATGCAGCAGACACGGACTTTACCGCGATCCGCGATGCATTTTTGAACAATACGACCATCGAGATCGCCGTCATGGATGGTCCCATCACCGGTACCGGGAGCAGCGGGTCGCAAGGACTCAGGGCCAGCTTCCGCATCGCAAGCTTCTCTCGCAATGAAGCCCTCGAGGAAGCGATCACTGTTTCGGTTACCGCAAAGCCAACCTATTCAGCCAATCCACCTACTTGGATGACCGTTGCCTAATTCATTGAAGACCTCTTGCACCTTGGAGTTTCGAAAATGCACAGCTTTGTGGATAACTCCCGACGAACTTGGGAAGTCGCGATCAACGTGTCGGCAGTCAAACGGATCCGTGGTCTGCTTGGGATCGACCTGTATTCGCTGGTCGACGACGGATTCAAGTCGCTCTCAAAACTCGTATCCGATCCGGTCACGCTTGCCGATGTGCTGTATTGCTTGTGCAAAGATCAAGCAGACAAACAATCGATCACCGACGAGGATTTCGGACGGGCTCTATCGGGTGATGCGATCACCCAAGCAGCCGATGCGTTCGTCGAGGAACTGATCGATTTTTTCCCCGATGCCCGCGCCAGAGCGAGCCTTCGCAAGGTGATCCAGGCGGGCAAAGCGGTCAGGGACAAAGTTGTAGCCCATGCGGAGAAGGTGATCGAGTCGATCGACACGCAAGCCGAAGCGCAGAAGTGGATAAGCTCGTCTGGCACCTCGCCGGAGTCCTCGGGATCGACCCAGGACCATTTAGCCTCCGAGAGCTAATCGCGATGGGAGAGGCGCGCAGCCAGATCCTCTGGAATCACACCTCCAGCGTTCTGGCGATGCTTGCCAACATCCATCGCGATACCAAACGCGCGAAAGTCTACCACCCATCGGATTTCAATCCGCACGCAAAGAAACGAATCCAACGTCGCACGATGGTTGGGATCCAGGCCCTGAAACACGTCTTCATCGATCGCCAAAGTGAGTTGCAATAGTCATGGCATCTAGTTCGAGCATCAAAGCCGGTGCAGCCTACATCGAGCTCTACACCAAAGACTCGCGTCTGGTGAAGGGGCTCAATGATGCCGCCAAGCGGCTTGATGCGTTTGGCAAGGGTCTCCAAGGGATCGGGACCAAGATGGCCATGCTCGGTGCGGGGATCGTTACCCCATTGGCCGGTGCTGCCAAGGTGTTTGCGGACATGGGGAGCGATATGGTCGACATGAGCCAGCGCACCGGCGTTTCGGTGGAAGCCTTGTCGGAACTGGGGTTTGCTGCCGAACAGTCCGGTGCTGACTTGGGGATTCTCGAAGGCTCCCTCAAAAAGATGCAAAAGATGCTCTTCGAAGCAGCATCCGGTTCGCAGTCTGCCCAAGAAACCCTCGCGTCGCTGGGACTCAGTGTAGCGCACCTTTCGAAACTATCGCCCGACGAGCAATTCAAGGCGATCGCCGATCGGATGTCGCAGATCACCGATCCGACATTAAAGACAGCAACCGCGATGGCGATCTTTGGAAAATCAGGCACACAGTTGCTACCCATGTTATCGAGCGGTGCACAAGGAATCGAAGAGCTTCAGCAACAAGCCCGCGATCTGGGGCTGACTATGGCAACCGAAGATGCCCAAGCGGCCGAAGCGTTCGGAGATCGCATCGATGTTCTATGGAAGGTTCTCAAGAAGACTGTGTTTACCATCGGATCGGCATTGGAGCCGGTCCTCTCGGCCATGATTGATTCGACCGTTCGGATCGTGGTAGCTACCAGCAATTGGATCA